TGATTCATCACTTCTCGCCATCAGATCACCACTTGGCGCGGTTAGCCCAATAGGCCGCGCTCATTTTGCCTTTCGAAATGTTCTTGGCGTGACGCGCTTTGAAGCTAGCGCGCTTTTTCTTCATCTTTTCGGACTCGCCCGCCTTGGGCTTACCCGCAGTAGATGCTCCTTGCTCGCCAAAACGGATGGTTTTGATCTTGTCACCTTCTTTAGCAACAACAATGTGCGACTTCTTCGGGTGAGAGGGGGTACGCTTTGGCTTGTTAAAGCCCGAGACTCCAGCTCGGGCTAATCGTGGGTCTTTTTTTACTGCCATATATCACCTCTTTATATAATGTCACCGCGTAATCTCTTTAAAGTTGCCTCTGGTAGGGCTGCAAACTCATCTTCAGTCAAAGTGCTAAGGTCAATCCCTTTTTCACCGTGATTTGAGGAACTTTCGCCTGGTAATTCAGGAGGCTGTGCTTCGGCTGCGCGTAGTTTTTTGCTTACTTCTGCACGTTTTTTAGCCACTTCATCAGTTTTTTGTGCTTTCCCAGCTAGGCTAGGGGCTTCTTCAACTGTTTTATCTAAATCATGGTCTTTAACCACATATTTCACAGCTTTTGATAGGGCATCTACTGCCTCATAACCTTTCATGATGAACGCATCGCGCAATTCAACTACTTCGTTAGTCATATCCTGGTCAAACACCTCAGAATTACTATCAAATACTGGATACGCATCTTCCATAGCATTAGCAGCTTGCTGCAGAGCAGTCATCTGGCGGTCTTGGTTAACTGTCTGAGACATTTCTTGCCTCATTTCGTATTCAAGTTGCTCTCTTTCTGCTTTTCTAATTTCTCTTCTAAGCGCGACAGCTTTATCTGTCTCACCATCCAAGACCATGTTTTGGTATTCAACTTCTTTTGCGTCAAAATCGTACGATTCGGGCGCTTCTTCTGCTTTTTCATTCGCTGCGTTGATCTCGTCTAACTGCTTTTGGAGGGCTTTTTGTTTTGCAAGTACTTCATCTAGCCGCGCCTTCGGGACCATTGGTTTTTTTGCTGGTTTCTCATCGGCTATTGACTCAGGTTCTGCTTCTGCTTCCTCTTCTTCTAACTCAGCGGTCTCTTCCTCTGATTCTGTTTCTTCTTCTGTACTTTGTTCATCTTTAGAAACAGTTTCTTCTTCTTCTGGCTCTTCTACTTCCTCGACTTCTGCTACAGGTTCTTCGGCTACCTCTGCGAAACTAAGGTCTAGCTGTGGAGAGTCATCATCATCTTGAAGGTCCGCTCCTGGCATAACATCAAACTCTATAGTTTTGTTTTCTTCTTGGTTGTCTTCTTGCTTACTCATTTAAGAACTCCTATCGTTCCTGTTGGGGTTGGGTATTTCTAGCTTGCTGCATTGCGGTCGTAGCAATCTTGGTGGCTGCGCTTGTCTCTGCTTGGCCTTGACGTATCTGATTGGTCTCAGAGGACAATTCTCTTCTCAAAGCGAGCTGCTCTTGGTTCATTTGGATCTTGGCTTGTAGCTCCTGCATCCGTAGCTGTGGAGTTATTTCAGCCTGCTCTTGTACCTTGGCAATATTGACAGCGGCTTCTGACTGTATCTTTCTGACTTCTGCCTCGAGCTTCGCGATCTCAAGCTGCAACTGCTGCATAGCAACTTGCTGCTGGGCAGCCATAGCTTCTGCTTGCTCTGGGGTAGGGGGCTCTTGCCCTGTCATAGTACGGATACGTTTGGCTAACTCACCTTTCTTAGCAAGGTGGCTGTACTCGACAATCGCATCATCAGGTACTGCTACGCCAACCTGTCTCAGGCTAATAGCTTCAGCAAACTGAACTTCATCGAAGCTGTCGCGAGCAGGGGCAGTAGAAACAATAACGTCATACTCACCCACCATAAGATTATTAATAATCTCACCTTCAGGTGTTACTTCGTTCACGATCATAGGCTCACGGGGCTTTAGAGGGTCGGTTTCATTTGTAACTTGTATGACGCGCTGCTCGGTATAAAACGTTTGGATAAGATTTAGGATCTTCTCCGCTAGGTACTGGCGAGACTTACGCAAGTTATCTAGTGGTACTTGTATCATTACTGCACCACGGTTCTGCTTAGCCTGTATTGCTACACCAGATACTTCGGCGCTATCTGTACCAAGCATCGAGTCATTAACACCAGAAATAGTCTTAATGTTAGCTGCTGCTTTCTGTGCAATACGATCCAAACCAGTAGGGATCTGATTAGCTCCAATCTTCTGTGGGGGTGTAGTACCTCGAGCATATTCAAGAACTAATCCGGTCTCTGCACCGTGCTCTTCAAGATCATCTGCAGTCATACCAACTAATGATCCACTCTCAACCATCCAGCCACTATTAGCTGTGGTATTAACAATATGCAGCTCTTGAGAGGCTATTTTGTTTAGCTGCTCTTGCGGTGAAAGTAAATTACGAACTACACCGAAAGGGCGGCCCCGTCGGAAGTAGCAGAAGAAGGGGATAAGGGTAAACTGATTATAGGGAGACCAGTCATCGTGCAGAACAACCTGATCACAAGTCACAGTCCATCGTACTTTACGTATCACCTTGCTGATTACTGATAAGCTGTGCTTCTTAGCAAACTTCTTAACTTTACCTTCAGACCATGCATCGGGGGCTTGACGTTGGTCGCCTGTATCGGGGTCTACAAAGAAATCACAGCGTGTTAGTTTTTTATGTTGTCTCTCTATTACTCGTAGTGATTTAACATTACGGTACTCATCATCACCTGGTACTCCAGCACCAAAGTGATCATCATTACTCTCTGTGTCACCAAAACGTGTCTCTTGATACTCAACAGAATCTGGACCAAAACTCATACCGTTTTCAGCTACAAACAGTAGTCTCTCAGCTTTCGCTTTACCATATAACTCTTCAATCTCATCAAGTGTCATCCACTTGGTCTCAAAGACTTCATTCCAGTTTTTAGGGTCTGCATCTTTGGCATCTGGGTCGATCAGTATGTCTAATGGATCTTTAGCCGTGATTCGAATTTCGCCTTCAACGTGATCGCTAAAGTCCATCCGAACATCAAAATAACCGCGACCATCCATAATCAAACCATCAGAGAACACTTGCTGCTCAACCCAATCCAACTTGTTGTTGTCGGATATCTGCATATACAACTTGTTTAGTGTCTGGGCTACCTCTTCATCGCCACCTCTTCGCGGTTTAAACTGAATGTCAGCGCGCCGCGTTGATTGCTCGCCTAAAATAGTATTTACGGTGGGAAGAATAGTGTTAATGGTAAGCGCGGGACGGCCTTCAGCTTCTAATGCCGCTTCGTCTTCTGCGTCCCACTGTTCACCTTGATAATACTCATCACATTTCTGCGCCATATAAACGTACTCTAGATGCCCGTTATCTCTGGCTCTTTCGTAACGCGCCCACTGTGTGCGAGTAATTTCCTCTTCTTTAGCTGGATTAATTTTAGTTGCTTTCATTTTTATGCGCTCATTGCCGATTTGGTCCGTTCACCTTTAAGTAATCCAGGGAGTCTGTCTCGCCAGCTTGGTACGTGTTCAACCTTCTCGATGAAGGTACTAAACTCCGTCATCATCAAACCGATCCATGCCAAGGCGTCTACCTGGTCGTCGTGTACCCCATTAGGGAAGCGCAGTAACTCTGCTACCAAAGGGCCTGTAAATTGTTCTTCTTTAGGCATAAATACCATGCCTTGTTGCATCCGACCTTGGATGGCTCTAGCTCGCGCCTCCTTATCTCTACGACCTGTCTTGAGGTCTTTGAAATACGCTTCGTATAACCCACGTTCGCGAACACGCTTCTCGAGGAACGGTCCGAGGGCCATCTCAATATGACCTTTCTCAATGCCTATGATTGATGGTTTCCAAACCTCATACAGGTCTAGTATCTGCTCTACTAATTCAAAGCCATCAAAGCGGCCACGAACCATATCAACCACAAACATCTGATCATATTCATCTACACCAACTACAATACCCACGGTGTAGTCATTTCTATCGTTCTTACCAATCGCTAAATCCCATGCGCAGTAGAACTTCATACGGTCATGATCAATATCTTCTCGATCATAGTAATTAATCATGTCTCTGGTGAAATAATCACCGTCATCAGCTACAGGGTTTTGCTGATAAAGCGCGGACCAGTCTCGCGGTCCAACGGCTTTTTCGATGCGGGCAAGCGCCTCCTCATCGTACCTCTCCCTGTGTAACGCTTCTCCTTGCTTTCTAAATTCTTCATCAACTTCTGCGACTGCTGGGTAGTTAACAACTTCCCATTGTTCTCCGTTATCAGCCGCTGCTTTGAGTAGCCGTCCAGCAAGATCATCGTCATGCCAGCGAGTGAGAATAACGAGTACGCCACCACCAGGAGCAAGGCGGGTATACGCCGTCGAGGTATACCAGTCCCAAGTACTTTCCCTAGCATTTGATGATTCGGCATCGTCACGGTTCTTTACCGGATCGTCGATAACGAGGATATGAGCCCCTTTACCAGTAATACCACCACCCACACCAGCAGCAACAAAACCACCGCCGCTAGTTGTAAGCCATGCTTCAGCTGACTGCGACTGTGGGTCGAGGCGGGTTTTGAAAGCCGATTTAAAACCTTCTTCACGTAAGAGCCCACGGACTTTGCGACTGAACGCCATTGCAAGCGAACCCGAGTACGAACAACTGATAAATTCATGCTGCGGGTTTCTACCCAAATGCCAAGCTGGGAACGCGACCGAAGCCAACGTGCTTTTACCGTGTCGGGGTGGCATGAATAGCATAAGTCTTGGAGACTTCTTTTCAGCGACATCTCTTGAAAAATCCTCTAGCCTTTGGCAAATATCTTTATGTACCCAACCTGCTTGGTAGTCAGGGTTAAACCGCTCTACAAAAGGTAATAACCGTTTGCGGGTCAGGAACCGTAGAGCAAGTTCCGCGCGCGCCTTTTCTTCTAACGTTGTTACCTGTTCTTCTTCTGGTTCGGGGGTCGCGGCTAGTGGTTCCTGCTCCGCGATGTCCGCTTTACAATAAACACAGAGTCGATCGTCTCCCGCATATAGTGTCTCGGGGTGCGACGCCTTGCAGCGTATGCATTCGACCTTGTTAACTTCCGTCATCTAGTTCTCTTGGTACGTAAAACTCAACGTGCGCTTGGCACGTAGGGCAGCTGAAGTTAGAGACTATGATGTACTCTTCACAATCCTCACAATCATGATCTCCGCCCCATATAAGCTCTGTCTTACACGTCCAACAGTTCAATCTAGTAGCCGTATTTCTTTTTTGGCTTAGCTTTAGCCTTGGGTTTAGCTTTAGCCTTGGGCTTAGTCTTCTTCGCCTTCAATGCGGCGACAGCTTCTGCAGCGCGCTTTTCGCTCATAGGCATACTGGGGGCGGGGCGAGGCTTTTTCTTAGCAGCGTTAGCAGCTTTTAATTTAGCTATATGTGCAGCGTTTGCTTTCCTCGGCTTTGATGAGCCACTGGCTTTAACAGCTTTGGCGGCTGCAGCCATTTTCTGGTCGTGAGTCATTGCTTTCCATTCCTTTTGCTCAGCTGTAAGTTTCTTCCCTTTAAACATTTGCTTCTTCTGCTTAGATAGCTTTTTACTGGCCATAATTAATCACTCTTTGGTTCTAAATAGTTAATATCTTTACCTGCAATCTTCAACAGGTCCTCATCAGACATGCGTTCTAGCTGTTTCGTACCATTAATATTGATATTTACTTGCGTTGCGTTATCTGGGGCAGCCAAACCGTGCAGTTTGACCAGGGAATCGGTGGTATTTTTCATTTCAGTGGCGTTTGCGGAGGAGTTATAGGCTTCCATGTACATAAGATGGGCGTTTTGGTTGGTAAACTTCACCGTTTCACGCATTTCTTCTCGATAATAGTCGAGCGCTTTCTGTACACCTTCTACTTTCGCAGCAGCATAGGCTGCTTGAGGGGAAGAGTACCCCGCACCACGACCCGCAGCCGCTGTACTCATACCTGAAGCGATGAGCGTGACCAGTTTTTCTTGCTGCATGGTCAGTGATCCACGGCTTATGCCCATGTATGGCATATGCGATTGGAACTCAGTATGTTCACTGACTAGATCAGTGGATTGTGACTCCTGGTTCTGTGCCATGCTGCCCTTGACTAGTATCAAAATACACAAATGCAGGTGCACCCTCAAACTCTTGAGAGGACAGCTCTGCAACGTAATCTTCGGCATCCTCTTCGGTATGCCCTTTATCTATTAAAATAGCGACGGCTTTGTCATAGTCATATGCAAGCACTTCGCATTTGTTGCGAACGGTCGTACCGATGATTGCGGCATCTAGCCCTTCTATCGCAACTACTTCTATCTCCAGCATAGCGTAATATTAGCTCAGGTATTATTTAATCACAAGAAAAATCGTTGATTGTCTTAATCCACCAGTAAAACATGTCTTCTGGAAGAGTGTGCTTCATTAAATTGATGCGATACGCCACTAATTGGACATTTTCGAAGGTATAACTCTTCACATTACTAATACGGTCTATTGATGCGTTGAAATCTTTAGCACCTGATCCATCTTTATGGTGCGTTAAGAATACACCTGACACAGCGCAGCGACCTTGTTGTTGTTCCCACAGGAGTGGGAGGTCAGCGCTTACGAGTTCCCAACTATGCTCCTGGGTTCGTGCTCCGCGCTTCACGGCTGATTTAGCATTAATAAAGAGGGCGTTTAGATAGGCTTCGTAACTAGCAGATTGTTTCTTTTGGCGTTCGTGTGTCCGACAGTTGGCGCAGTTTTTACGACCAGCGTCTATATGTACTTGGTTCTCGTCTCTATTGCATTTTGCACAAACGCGCAGTTCCGTCATGGCGTTGGAGAATACCATAGCTAATATTTTTTTGTAAAAATTTTTTTGCAAATTTATATTCTGAATCGCTCACGCACTATCTCCCTCTGCCGTAATTCACGACCCATGCCCCCCGATCCGGGTTTATGGAACCTTGTTTCGTAATTCCGTTTTGGAACCTTGTCCTGTTTTTCATACCTCGCTCCTTCGTCGCTCGGCGTCGGTTGTTTTTGTGTCTCTAACTTATAGGAGTAAGACATGAACACATCAGAATTATTCGAACGACACCTCAATGCTGAACGATTCAAGGGCAGCGAACCATTCCCATATCCCGCCGAGCCGGAGCCCGAACACGACTTGGCATGGGAAGCCGAGATAGAAGAAGCATGGCTAATGGGGTATGAGCTATGAGTACCACGAACCACGAACCGCGAACCACTCGCGTTGCTCGCGCTCCACGGCGCACGAACAACGAGCAACAGCTCAAGAAGATCTACCAACGCTACGTTCGTATGGGGTTCACGCCCCAAGAAGCGCGGTTCAAGTCCTTTCACCATCACACCATGAAGCTATAACGGGAGAATCTTATGAAACGTTCTAAGAAAAGAAGGTCGCGATCCACGGTTGACGAGTCGGACATCGTGTTCCTCGTTCTGATGACCACGCTCGCTCTCGCCCAGTCGCTGGCTTGGCACAGTTTTTAAGTCTGTGCACG